CGGCGGTGCGTGGGCGGTGGTCATCGCCTAAGAAGGCAAAATACTTGTATTTCTCATCATATTTGTGTGCCACATAATTGAGTGGCTTTGCCATGCCTCGTGAATCATTGTTGCAAGTGATCACATAGTCATCGCCTAATTCAAAGACATATTCATCTGCCTTTGGATCGTCATAATCAACGATGAAAAGCAAGCGTGATGCAGATGAGAGTTCATCGTGAGCCGCAAGGAGTTCAACGGCATTTTGTGGTCTGCCACGAGTTGGAACAAGTGTGATCATTTCCATTGTGATTCAATCTCCCCTGCAATGCTGGCATATGCTGCCAAATCTACAAACGAATCCTCGTGGTCAGGTGTCTCAATCAAGCGAGCTATTTTCACAAGACATAAACACAAAGCGACCTGTGAAGGTGTTATCTCAGTTTCAAGATACACACTCCACAGGTCGGCGATGCGTTTGTGATTTACATACGGTGATCCATAGTTTTTTTGACGATCAGTATGTGTGAGGCGTTTTGCCTCATCTAAAATTTCCCCCCGGTTCATTTTTTACTTGCTTCCTCTGCCAAATTCTGTTGACTTGGAATCAAGCGCCTTCAAGACAGGGCCGGCAATTGCTGCCAATCCTGCGACAAGGTAATTCTTCACAGGCTGATTTGGGTCTGCAAGATATAAAGCTGCAACGGCTGCTGCTGCTGCACGAAGATATGTCTTTGCAATTGCTTCAATTTTTACTTTGTCAAACATCATTACTCCTTAAAGGTAGGCTTGCCGAATCCAACGATGAACACGGGCAAGGATGTCTTTAGTTTCCCACGATTGTTCTTCTTATAGGCGCGAACCTTACGGCAAACTTGACCGCCATTACGCTGATCGCCCTTTTTATCAGGTGCCGTGTTGCCCTCGATTGTCACGACAGTTCCATCATCTCGAACCTGCAAGACGATGCCGACATGAGAGATGCGGTTGACATTATCTCCTGGGAAATCAAAGAACACGATGTCACCTGGCATGGGCGTGGCAACTTCGGCATCTTCCCACTTGCCCTTTGCCTGGAACGCCTCTGCCCCTGACGGGGTGAATGTGCAGTTAGGAATTGATGTCACTTTTGCTTTTTTTGCGCAGAAGTTGACGAAGGCTCCGCACCACGGTTGATTTGCCTTTTGATAGTGCGTTTGATTTTCGGCAGGGCCTTCAATAAAACCTTCTTCGCCTCGTGCCACATCAAGAAACTTAATGAGTTGAGCTGACATTATTCTCCCCTATTTACTGTTTGAAAGAAGGATGCGATAGATTTCTTCAACCTGTCGCTCCAAGCGTGCAACTGAATCTTTCATACTTGAACCGCCATTGGGCTTGAGTTCATTCAGGTAATGCTTGACAAGCCATCGAGTCACGGCAAGGAATGCGCCACCGATTGTCAAAAGCGAAACTGTGAGTGCTGCCCAATCTTGAACTGTCATTTGCCGATCGCCATCACTTGCATGATCACGGTTCCTGAACTTGTAATTGCCCAGATTCCGTTTGCCTTATTTTCAACAGTCAATTTGTCACCATTGTCCATGCGGTATCCGGTTGATGTTGTCACATCGCTATTGCCTAAGAAGCAAGTGCCGCTTGAGCTGTGAAGATAAACCATCTCCGCTTCTTGCGTTGCATCAACAAGTGCCGTTGGCGATGTCGTTATGGTTACCTGTCGGGTTGAAATTCCCATCGTTGCTCTCCTTGATCGGTGGGGGTGTTTAGCCTAGAAGAGCTGAAACTTCATCGGCGGTCAGGCCAAGTGCTGCAAGTTTGCCTTCGGCGCTTGCTTTGGCTGCTGCCTTTGCCGTTGCTTCTTCTTCTGCTGCTAGGCGTTCGGCTTCTATTTTTATTGCTTGGGCTTCACGCTCGGCAATCTCTTCATCAGTTAATTCAATGATTGATTGAACTCCGGTAGTGCAATCAATTTCTAGTTTTGTTGGTCGTGTCATTGTTTCTCCTTATGAGTTTTTGATGCCGTATAGATAGAAAGATGAACCTGCAATAAATGGGCCGACTGAAGGCAAAATAGTCAATGATGTTATTGGACTTGTTGTTGTTTGATTTCCTGCTACTAAAGCCATTCCAAAATTGAAAGATGAAGCCATATCAGAAGGCGCTCCTGCTGCACAAATCACTTTGTTGTCTGTGCTTATATAATTTGGTATGTATGCTTGCATTGTTGCGAATGCATCACTTGTTGCATTAGTTGCATTGAGTCCATAGATTTCAAATCCTGAATTGCCAGTATTGCGATAAGTGAATGTGGTTGTAGAAGCACCACCTGTTAAGGTATCGCTATAACCTGAAGTTAATCCATTCATTCGCAAACTGAAAATAGAATCATTTGTTCCTGTGTAAGAATCACGAGCAGCAACAAGCAAAGAAAGGTCATTAAAAGTTTGCGGAATTGATGAAAAGACTATGCTGCTTGATGTGCTTGTCAAAATGCTTGAAGCAATGAGTCTATAAGTGTTTTCAGCCATTATGCCTTCTTAATTCCGTATAGAGTAAAAGTTGAACCTGCTGCAAAAGCACGACCTGACACACCACCAAAAGCATCAACATCAATAGCAATGGATGTGATGGCAGATGTATTTCTCCACATTTGAATACTTCTACTAAGATTTCCAGATGAAGCTCTATTGACAGACATTGTTGTTAAAGCGTGCTTATACTGCAAAGTATTTTTATATTCCAAAATATCAATAGTGATGAGATTGTAATTGCCAGTAGAACCTGAATATGGAATATCTGGAATGAAGCAATAAGTCTGTGCAGTCCAAGTTGAAGCACCTTTGAATGTTCCATCAGCATACAAATAGTTATTTGAATATCCTGTTGTGCTGCCGTTGTAACGCCAAGTTGCATTGCTGTATGCGCCTGTTGTTCCTTGATTTGCTCTAGCACTAATGACGATTCTTAAATCATCAAATGTTGAAGGTATGGAAGTAAAACTTATTGGATTTGTTGTGCCATCAGCCGTGACGGTGGCAATTGGTTCGTATGTTGCTGGCATTATGACCCCTTAATTCCATACAGAGCAAAAGTTGAATTGGTACTCCAAGTTCTACCGCTTGGTGACCATATTCCTACTTCTGTGACCGCATTAGTGTTATCCCATAAAACTCTGTGAATTTCTGTTCGACCACCTGTTGCATTGATGTCAAAACCGCTTAGACTTATTCCTGTTGTTTTTTTCGTAGTTGATGAATAGTCCAATATGTCAAAAATTGTTGCACCCATCATTTTTGTGTCATAAGTTGTTTGGTCGCCTGTAAGTCCAAATTCTATTTCAGATGAAAGGCCTGTTTGAACAAGAATCTGTAAATTGGGATCATTTCCGCGCAATCTCATTCGTGAATAATTTGCGCCAGTATCTCCATTAAATCGCACATACATTTGTGTGCCTAAACTATTTCCTGACAAGATTCTAAGTTGTAAATGCTTGAATGTTTGAGGAATAGATGAAAAGACAACGCTACTTGCTCCTGCACCAATAGCCGAAGCAATTGATTCATAACTTGGAGTAGGCGCAGCAGAAGCACCAAATGCTCCATATCCGCGAGCTGATCCGTTAGCGAGTGTTTGAAGAATCGGTGACATTATGCAAACTTCGTCTGTGTCTCAAGAACTGTGTATGTCGGTGTCGCTGCTGTCTTGATGATTGTGAACACATAGGCATCAATTGAAGAGGCGTTTCCTGCGCTGATCGCTGCTGGCACCTTTGGCGTTACTGCGCTTCCATCAATCTGAATCACATTTGGATAGTAGGCAGTTGTTCCATTGGTATTAAGCCATACAAGCGTGATTGCATCGCCGACTGCTAAGACTGAGCTGAGTGTTGCTCCGCTTGAATATCGGAAGTTGAGCGTGTGGTTGGCGGTGGCATTTGTCGTGTAGTACCACACCGATGCTGTTGAAACATCAAAGTTAATTGTTCCTGTCGCAGCCGATGCCACCACATTGACATCTTCTTCAAATCCCTTAATCACCAAATCTGATTGAGCAGAAGCAATCGAAAGTGTCACGGTGCCTGATGTTCCGCCACCTGACAATCCTGTGCCGGCGGTTACGCCTTCGATGTCACCCGAAGCAGGTGTGGCAAACTGCAAGAAAATCGCAGCACTTGGGCTTGTAAAGCGAAGAACTCCACCTTGATTTTGAGCAAGGACAAGTGATCCTGAAGTTGTAACAGTTGCCGTTCCTGCCGTGATGGTGCAAGTGCCTGTGCCAATGTTGATGATGGTAACAATGTCACCTGTTGCAAACAAGCCTGTGTTTGCGGTGATTGTTGTTGCACCTGCATTGTTCATCGTGATTGCATCACCTGCATCGGCTGCAACAAGCACATAAGAAGCAACCTTTGCACTCGCAGCTCCACCTAACATCGCAGTCTGTTGCAGCGATGTCATTTGTGCTGCGGTCAAAACTTGACCTGTTGTGAATGTCTGTTTTGCCATTGTTGCTCCTTAATCAGTAGGAAAGCACAGAGTTTGCGCCATCCAATATGCCTTGAGTGGTTGAATCTAAAATGAATGCCTGAATTATAGGCTCCGCCGTGAAAAATTTTGTTCCCCAGGTGTTGGTCGTAATGTCATGCTGAACTCCCTGTACGAATAGTTCAAGGGTGACACTTCCTGCCCCTGGAGTTGACTTAGTAATGTCAACCAAGTCAAATATGTCTAAACTTAGCCCTGCAACGATTCGAGCCGTTTCTGCATCATCTGCCAAATTTAGCCCAATGGAGTCAATGCGAAAAATGGCATCTTTGCGTGATTGAAGGATCATCGTTGCCTGATCCAAAGACTCAGCATCCGTTTGAATGAGTAGTCCTTCACGCTTTCCTGAGTGGATAAAATAGGTCTCAATGCTGCTCGTATCCTGCACCGTCTGCGCTATACCGCCTTCGCGGTTGACGGTGACACTATTGAAGATGAGGGTGTCATCATAGGCAAAGTCAATTGCCTGATATGAGATTCCTGTGCCGTCATCTGCAAAATCTGTCGCCGTTTGATCTGCCTTTTGAGCCAAAGTATTTCGTGAAAGGAATGTGGCGTTGCCTTCAGGGTCAATATAGAAACCGCCGAATTCGCTGTTTTCAATTGTCTGCAAGGCATTGAGCAAGTCGCGGTCAGTTCCTGGGTCTGCCTGAACGGTGCTGTCACCTGTATCAATCACGCGCATCGAAGTTGGAAAGGCAGGAACATCAAGCAAGTTATTCATGCGCTCACCTGTTGTCTGCCCTGCCGAAGTTCCTGCCACAGTTGAAATGGAAACATTTGAGAAAAGACGGAAGGCATCCACGCATTGCAAGGTCACACTTGAGACTGATTCAACACCGACTTGAAAGTTTGTGTCATAGCTCGTGATGTAGCCTGAATAAAGGTAATAGCGAACTGAATTGTAATCTGCCCAAATGCGGATTTTACGAAGAGGAACAAGTTTGCCGTAATAAGGAGATGAGGTGTTTGTTGGTACCCAATCGCCGTTTGTATCCTCAAGGACAATCGTTGCCGTTCCTGCTTCAAACTTGTTCAGGATTCTGTTTCTGCCTCTGCGAATTGAAGCGCGAAGGGTAATGTCAGAAACATCAACAACATCTGATGCCGTATCTGCCAGGATGCCCACGCCGAGCGGCGTTGATGCATCTCCCAAAATGAGAGGATTGCCGAAGGCAGGGCCGTTGGCAAAGTCAACCGCAACGCCAAGTGTAGGCATAGCCATTAGATTGTCACCGCAGATTTCAGAATTGCTTGACCATTATTTTGCCCTTGAAGCAATCCGTTTCGAATTGATGAAACTAAATCGTTTTCGGTTGTAACACTTCCCTGAACAGTTACATTCACAACAACATCCCTATCGCGTGATCCAACTGCACCTGATGAGAATAAAGTTCCACCTTCGGCAGTTCTAAATGAGCCGGCATCAAATGAATTGATTGTTCCCTTCGCAAATGAATTGATCAAGGCATTGGATGCGCCTACATCTTCCATTGTTTGAAATATGGTTGCAGTACCATCAACGAGTTTTATGAATTCTTTACTATTTTCGCCAATGACTGAAATAACTCCGCCTAATTCTTCAACGGCTTTATTGATCAGGGCAGTTCCTAGAGAAACATCGGTACTTGTGCCAGTAGTGGTTGCAGTAGTGGTTGCAGTAGTGGTTGGAGTAGTTGTTGTAGTAGTGGTTGGGGTAGTCGTTGTAGTAGTCGGGCCAGCAGTAGTTATGGGTTTTTTCCCAAGTGCTGCAAGATAAGCATTCAGAGCATCAAGTGCATCTTTCCAAGATTTTGCCGCTTGATTGCCAGGTGTTGGCCACAAATCAGATGGAACCACACCCTTTGAAATCTTGTCGGCATAGTCTTTGACTTCTTTGCTAGTCAGTTTCCATTTGTCCATCAAACCATTGATTTCGGTTTGATCTAGCTTTCCATCATTGACCGCCTTGAAGAAATCAAGGTACATCTCTGCCTGTTGCTTTGTAACTCCCCATTGCTTTGCAAGCAGATCAATTTCTTCTGTTGAAAGTTTTGCATCATTGACTGCAAAGATGGCTGTTGTGTATGCGACAACGGCTTCTTGACTGATTCCCCACTTGAGAGATAAAAGAACGACTTCTTCATTTGAAATTGTCTGATCTGCAACAACTGCAAGCAAATCAACATATCGCTGAACTGCTTGGTTTGCCATCACTTGTGCATTCATGTTTTCAATGATTGCCGCAAGTCGGCGTTGCTCTTCTAAGTTGTTTTGCTTCAAAAGATTCAGGCGTGCTGCTTCAAGCTGAATTGGGTCTGTATCTGAGACATTTTTGATGCCAAATTTGTCAAGACCTGCTTTTTTGATTGCAGCACGAACTTCAGCGGCTTTCTTTTCAGCAGCAGTTAATTGTTTTGTTTCAGTTATGTTTTTGTTGATGATTTTGGTGTTTTTTGCATTATTGATTGCAAACTGCTTTGCAAACTCGTTGAGTTCACTCAAATGTGAATTGTATGCTTGAGTTGATTCTGCACCCTTATCGGTTGCATCTGTCAGTTTATTGATTGCAACATATGCTGCACCTGCTGCAACAACGAAACCGCCAATGGCTGCTGCTGCTGCGATTGCCGAAGCACCGCCTGTGGCAAACGCGGTTGCCGTACCTGCGGCGGTTGCTGCTGCTGTTTGCTTGACAAAAGCTGCTCGCAAAAGACCGATTGCAGTCACAACGCCATAAATACCTGTTGCCAACTTTGCGCCAACAAAGATTGCTGCGAATGCTTTTACTGCACCCAAATTCTCGGAAATTACTTTGAAGAATCCAGCCAACAATTTACCAACTTGGAGAAGTGTTGTTCCTAAACCTTCTAAACCTGCTGCAAGTTCATCCTTGTTCGTGTTCACCCATTGTTCAAGTGCAGGAAGAACATTGGCAACAATGTATTCTGCAAATTCTTGAATGACAGGAAGAAGGGCGTATCCTAAAGTCTCAAGAATTTCGTCATAAGCAAGTGACAATTGCTTCAAACGACCTTCAAGGCTATCTGCTGCGGTAATTGCAGCGCCACCATATGCTTTTGTTAAGGCATCAACTGCGCCTTTGAAATCTTTATTTTTGACAATTGTTTTGTCAATGCTCACGCCAAGTTTTGTGAGTGCGCCAATGTTCCCGTTGTATGCCTTTGCAATTGCTAAAGAAACAGTTTGTAAATCTTTTTGAGTACCGGCCGCAGTATCAAGAGCAACATTTTGAAGAGCCTGTGCCTGTGTCAAATCACCTGTTGCCGTGGTGAGGGTGATAAGACTCTGACGAAGTTCTGTGTCAGATACGGCAACCAACATTTGTTGCTTTGAAATGTATTCTTCAGTAGCTTTGATTGCGGAATCTGTTGCACCTGTGGTGTTGCGCAAAGCATTGGCAAGAAGTGCTTGTGATTTTTGATCTTCAATTGCACCTTTTACGGCATCAACACCTGTTTTGACGGCAAATGCACCCACGGCAACTGTTGCAACTGCAAATGCTTTTGCAATCTTTTTTCCTGCATTGGCAAAATTTTTCTCAAGAGCTTTGAGGTCTTTGACGGCTTGCTTGGAACCTTTGTCATTATAGACGGTGATAATCCGCTCAACAATTGCCATGATTTACACCTCTCTCTGACTGACTGCGGCATCAACGCGTGCCTGTGCTTTTGCAGAGGCTTTTTCAACTGCCTCACGAATTCCTTGCAATGCTTTGTATCTTTTGTTATCAACGGCTTTTATGAGTGCGCGACCTTTATCTTTACCTTCACCGCGAGCAGTTGGCAATGCGCCATGCTCTCTTTGAATCACACCGATAAAGTGTTGTGAAGCCTGTGGATTGCGTGAACGGCTTGTCTTGCTTCGTGAGCGTGATGCCGCACTTCCTCGACCTGCCGTTTCAAAGATTGCTCCACCTGGGTCGCGTTGAATGACTCCGTAAGTGTTGCGAAAACCTGTGCCGTTCTTTTTGGTAGTTGCAGCAGTTTGTTTGATTCCTGCTTTAGCTCGTTCAGCATCGTATGCGATAAAACCACGAGTTTGATCTTGCGCTAACGGCCCAATGCCATTGAATCGTTTGAATCCACCTTTTGCCCACCCTGAAGGATGGATTTGGTCATTGCTTGGAAGATAACTTTTAGCTTCAACAACAATTGGTGCAAGGATTCCACGAATCTCTTTATTCAGTTCTCTTTTAAGGTCAGGCGCGAAGCGTTCAAGGGCGATGATGTTTTCGGTCAAGCCTTGCATCACAACTTTGTAATTGATTTCCGCCATTACTTGCTTCGCGCCTTCGCTCGTTCTTTCAGATATATGACTATTGCTTCAAGTATCCCATCGGGAGCATCAAGCAAATCGGTTGGAGATAAACCTGTCTCCACAGAAACTGCTGCTATTGAATAGGTCAGGCTGTCTCTGTGGATTCGGAATTTGGGTCAACGACCAATGAAACTTCCTTGAGAGTATCAAGAAAATCTCCACCGAAAGGCTTGATGATGTTTCCGTTATGCTTCAAGGCTAACCAAGCCAAAAAATAGATGTGTTCTAGTTTTTGCTCTTCGCCAATCAGCTTTGCAAGTCCTTTGTTGTACTTTTGTTCAAAGTCAACAATAATGCGTGGTCGAAGCGAATATACTTTTTCCACATCATCATTTGTAACGATTTTGATACTTAATCCATCCATTTATTTTCCCCCTAGTTTGATCAAGTTGTTGTCTTTGTAATTCCGCCGCTGATCGGCCAGGACACGCTTGCGCTGGCTAGCTCACCCACGGCACCATTCAACGGAGTCCATTCTGACACAACCGCAGAAAAACTGTATTGCGGATTGATTGCAGTTGTTGTTGCGTTGGCAGGTTTGACTGCAATTGTAACTGCTGTTCCAAGCGTTGGATAGATTGTTTGCTCCACGCTTGAAGTTGCATAATCCTGATGAAATTCAAGAGTTACTGAATTATCTGCAAGACCTGCAACACGAGTCTTTGAAGTTTGTCCGAACGCTGTGGTCTCAACGATGTCAAAAGTTGAACTCAATGAGACTGAACTGATGTGATCGCTCAAGTCGGTTGATCCAAAAAGAACATAGCAATTTGTGAGAACGATTCTAGCCATTATGCAACCGCCTTAGTGATGGCACCTGTTACAGGCCAGGAAACACTTGCTGTGGCTAGTTCGCCAACGGCTCCGTTAAGTGGAGTCCATTCTGAAATGACTGCCTGGCAGGTGTATGAAGGATTGAATGCGCTTGTTGATGAGCCATTTGGCTTCACAATTACTGCTGCAACTGTTCCAAGTAATGGATAAATTGTTTGTTCAACTTCGCCTGTTGCGTAATCCTGATGAAATTCAAGAGTGATTGAATTGTCTGCAAGACCTGCCACGCGAGTCTTTGTTGCTGATGATGAA